GTTTTAACTTTAAACGGAAGTACGCTTACAAAGGGATCGGTACATAATTGGGGTGTAAATCTTTGGACTGATTACCCTCACATTGTCGCCCTCACGGCAACTACACACTTACTCATCTTCCGAGACTCGACTAATTCATACAGACACTCTGCAATAGTTTTAACCGTTTCCGGAACAACTGTCAGCTCTGGGTCTAAAATCCAATTAAGTACCCGCACTGGCGACTCTTTCGACTTGTCACGACTGACGGACACAACAGCAATAATAGCTGAAGATAACGGTTTGTACCCAAACGGAGAAGGACTTATGGGTACACTACTCACAGTAGATGGCACTTCAATATCGGCAGGGACTAGCGTTACTTTAGACAATAGATGGGCCGGAAGCTTAATGAGTTGCACTGTATCTCCAACTGAAGTGATGACTAAAACAACGGTTGAAAACGGAGGAACTATTCACATAAACGTCATTACAAATGAAGTCCCTCTTTACGTCACTAATCAATTCGTTACTGCAATTTCAGGTAGCGACTCTGTTGATTCTACGTTCTATTCGGACTGGAATTCTAATGTTGTAACTCAGTCACTGAATGGACAAACCGCATTATATGCATTTTCCACTAATTCAACACCATCTGCACAAGAAATTACAGGTGGAACATTTGGCATTATAAAGAGTGGACAATCGGCAGTACGTAAAATTGCTTCAAGTCTGAACAGCGTACATGGAGGCACAAACACGGTTTGGTTTATAAACACGAATGTAACCTACGGATCAGAGACTTGGTCTGCGGCGACGACTAATGAAGCTAAAGCCGCAATCCAGCAAGCCAGTGCCGTGTCAAATAATCAAATGTCGGGTACAGAATTTGCGGGTATTTCTGATGCTAATTTACCCTCTTTCGGCACTCAGCTTTCCTTGGCGATTACATTGAAATCAACTAGCACAAGCGCAAGCCCCGCGATTGATAAAGTCGTATTTAATTACGATGGTAACGTAATTAACAGAGATGAAACAGACCAGTATATAATTGAGATGCCAGCAACGAACAAGGTCAGAATCAGTGCGCCATCATCAGGAAATTCGCGCAACGCTAGAATTTATATAAGCAAATAGGAGTAGAATATGAAACATACTCAAGAAGAATTAGAAGCGGCTAAAGCAAAGCATCAGGACAGTAAACTCTCAAGAGATGACACCGCTGTTTTGCTTCAACATCTCATAGATAAAGAGGTGCTAGTAAAATCTGAGTTGCCGGGTCGATTAAGCCGCAAGTTGAAGTAATCAAAACATTTATTAGGCAAAAAAATGGAACCAATTTCGGCAACGTTAACAGCTATTGCGTTAGTTAAAGCGGGGCTGGAACACGCCGAAAATTTAAAAGATATTGGCTCGTCTATCGATAATCTACTGAGCCAAAGAGATCAGAAGAAGCCAGTAGAAACACAACAGCAAAAGGTTTTGCGTCAACGCACAGGCGAAGACGGTCAGGACGACACTAGCATATCAAGCGTGATGGACGAAGTGTTGGCTGAAAAATCACACCAGATTGCCCTCGATAATCTAGCCTATGAGATAAACAAAAAGTGGCCCACATCCCCCGGTGAGCATACGACTTGGGACATTATTTTAAAAGCCCGTGAAGACAAAATTGCGTTAGCCAAGAAAAACAGAATTTTAAAGAAAAAACGAGACGCTGAATTTTTCGACACGGTTTTTGCTTGGCTAAAAAATATTACGATTTTAACTGGGTTAGCTGTAATTTGCTCGATCTCAGGATACTTAATCTGGATGAACAGATGCACAGGTGAGGTGTGTTAAATGGATGGTTCGATAGATATAAAATTGCTGCTGTCGCTAGGTGCGATGCTCGTCTCAGTGGTCTCCGCAAGCGTGATTGTTAAGCAGAAACTAGCGGCAGTTATAGAGCGTTTAAACGCTTTGCAAAAAGATTATGAGAGTAGACTGCGTTCACTAGACCAGCGAACAGATAAGCAAGAGAATATGATTGATTTGAATGCCCAAAAGACGACCGTTTTGAGCGGGATTTTATCGCCCTCTAGCCTGGAAAAACGGCACAGAGAGATGGAACGAATACTTGTTATGTCGAGTAGTAATGAAGATCGTATAAAGAAATTAGAGAGTTTACATAATGGAAAGCACCCAAGTGTTTAAAGTATTAGTATTAGTATCGTTAATTAGTGTGTCGGGTTGCGTGAAGCTACCTAATTTTCCCACGTTTTTTAGTCATCAAGATTTGGTAAACCAAGAACGTGAACTAGACAACAGCTTTAAAAAAAGGATAGATTAATGGCAAAAAACAAACCTCATTTTTTACCTAGCGGTAAAGAATACAAAGGCGCTACGCACAAAACAAATGGAAAATTAATGTCAGGTGCAACGCACACAAAATCTAGCAAAAATTTATCACACTCTAAAAAAGGAACAGCATAATGAAAACCAAGCCTAAACCAAAGCCAAGACCAAAGCCAAAACCGTCTTACTAAAGTTAGATTGGAAATAATATGTTAAGTTTACTCGGATCAGTGCTGGGATTCGGCACTAGCTTCTTACCTAAAGTTATGGACTACTTCCAAGATCGTCAGGATAAGGCCCACGAATTATCGCTTGCAGACAAACAGCTAGAACAGCAAATCCAAATTGGCGCTCAGAAAATGCAAATGATGGATATAACTGCCGACATTGCTGAAACTGAAACACTTCACAAAGAACACTCTAGTATTACTCAGAAGTCTAGCCAGTGGTGTATAAACCTCAGTTCCTCTGTAAGACCAATCATAACGTACTGTCTGTTTATCGAATTCGCTGCTCTCACTCTGTCAGTAAATATGGGGTGGATGGATTTAATACAATACGCAACTATATGGAACAGCGAATTCCAAGCAATCTGGGCCGCAGTCGTAAGTTTCTGGTTCGGTAGCCGTAGCTTCAACAGGAAATAAATGGAGTAGCTACAATGGTATTGCATATTAATGCGTCCGGTATGGAGCTCATTAAGCACTACGAGGGATGGAGAGCGTCCCCTTACCTGTGCAGTGCGGCAAGGCCGACCATTGGCTACGGCTCTACATGGGATCGTAATGGCGATGCTGTTACCCTTAACCATTCTGATATTACGAGAGAGCAAGGCGAGTATTTGCTTCTCCGTGAAGTGCGCCATTCTGAGGCAGCAATTAGAAAGCTTATCAAATCGGAAGTAACAGAAAATATGTTTAGTAGTCTTTGCTCGTTTATATACAATGTTGGTAGCGGTAATTTTCAAAAGTCTACGTTACGTATGAAGTTAAACCGTGGTCAGTATGAGAGTGCCGCCGATGAGTTCCCTAAGTGGCGTAAAGCTGGCGGCAGGATTGTTAAAGGCTTAGTGCGTAGGCGTAAACAAGAGCGCGAGTTATTTTTATTATAGGAGATTAAGTTGTGGTTAAAGATGCAAAATTAACAAGAGCAGGAGTTACAAAGTTTAATAAGCCCAAACGAACCCCCGGTCATAAAACCAAAAGTCACGTTGTTGTAGCTAAATCTGGGGATCAAACAAAGACTATCCGCTTTGGGCAACAAGGTGTTAGCGGTGCAGGATCAAGCCCAAAGACTGCGGCTGGTAAAGCTAGACAGAAATCTTTTAAAGCTAGGCATGGGGCTAACATAGCAAAAGGTAAAATGTCCGCAGCTTATTGGTCTGATAAAGTGAAATGGTAAATAAAATTAAATAAATAGGTAAGATTTTTTGTTTTGTCGCGTCTTACTAAGTATGAACAATAAAACAACAACTAACACAGCGGATATGGCGATTGCGTATCTTAGTGACGAAGCAAAAAACACTGTAGCAAAATTAATGGCATCTGGCGATAAAGAGTTGCAGATTATTGCGCGGTTAATTCTTACCGAAAAAGATTACCAAACATTAAAATCCTTAGTATAAATGCAAAAACCCCCTGTCGAACACACGGCAGGGGGGGCTTGTAAGTATTAGAACAAGTTGCAACAAGGCGAACACCCACAGCATTATATTTATTAACATTTTTACCAGTCGTGACCTTTCAAATATGTTTTAAGTTTAGTTAATGCCGTGTCAAACCAGCGCAAACTTAGAACACTGGTGGCTGAAATCTCAGATACACTATCAACGTACTCAACAGAGCCGTCGCTGTATCTGTAAATAATAGACGTTAATTTTTTAGTCATCTGGCTTATCCATTAGCGAACCGTCCACAATGTGTCGCGCTGCCGCAACCCGACGATCTAGCGTCTTGAGCCGTGGAAATTTCTGATCTATTACAGGTGTACGACTTTTGAATGATACGCGAAATCCGAATAAGCGTTTGATCCAATTTAACATCATTCATCCTTCATTTTCATTGAAGTAAATTTCTTTCCTTTTAATATTTTCTCCCATAAAAAATCGGGAGTCAATTTATATTCACTAGCCGCTTTCTGTAACGTCCTGTATTCAAGCCCCGTGTCCGTAAGATCGCGTAATATGCGCCGTTTTTC